TGTTTGAGAAATTAAGTTTTCTGCTTTAGCTATATGGTCTTGAATCCAAGCTGGTATTTGTTTTTCATCTTCTCCCATTTTGGCTTTCAATTCAGTTGCCATCTTAATAATGGTATCCAATGAATTGTTTGCCATAGAAACTTCATGGTCTTCACCTTCACCTTCTTTAATGAATGCGTTTGCAAATGGATTAGAAACAACTTTACCCATTTCAAATTTACCAAATGCTTTTTGAGATATTAAACCACCTAAACGAATCATAATTATTTCTTTTTACCTAATCTTTCTTTCATTGTATCTACAGAGATATCAGCGATTTCATAGTAACGATTTAAGATGTGACCCATATCTTCATATAAAGAATGTAATCTCTCATCCATTGAGTTTGCTTCAACAGCGAACTTATCAAATGATTTACCTAACTTATCTAATTCTTGCATATTTCTTTTTACAGTCACTGCATCAAACCAATCACCACTTTCTCTTAATGTCATTTCTTTTGCAGCCTCAACGATAGCACCTAAAGTATTTGCAACTTCAGTCAAATCAGATTGTCTTCTCATTTGGTCTTGGAAAGTATTATAAGTAGAAATAATCTCTAAGAAGTGTTTTTTAACTTCGTTTGATAATTTTCTATCTTCTAAGTTTTCAGCTAAACTGAATTTACCATTAACTATCTTTACTTCTTTCAAGTTAGTTTTACGGATATCATTGTATGCTTTAGCTACAGTAGTTCCTTTATTGCCATCAACTTTTAAGGTTATCTTATTGTTGTGTACGAAATCGTATATATCAAAATTCTTTGCCATTCTTATGCTATTTCAGTTATTATTTCTCTCATTAAGTCTTGTGCTTTACAGAAGTCTCCGCAAACATCAGTTCCAATTTGTTGTAAACCTTTATTAACCGATTCGTTTACAGGTACCATAAATGCACCATGTGTAGATGGGTTAGATACGAAATCCCAACCAATCAATTCAAAATCTTCTTGTACCTCTACTTTGTTTCCAGATAAGTTACGAGTAGAACCCATACCTCTTGATGAGATACCTAATAAAATACCAGCTTTTAATAATTCTTTTAAGATGTTACCAGATGGAGTAGATAGAACTTCAACAGTCCCACATAAATCATCACCGTCCCAATGAATCTCTCTAATATTGTGAGAAACATTCTTTAAGTTGATTACAGTAGAATCTGGATGGTCTAATTCACCTAATGCTCTACGCTCTTTAATGAATACCTCATACTTCTTAGCTTCTCTCATTAAGATTTCTTTCGGATAAATTCTTCCGTTTTGATTCTCAGCACCAGCTCTTTGTAGAATACCTTTAACAATGGTTCTTCCACCTTCATCTTCTTGTACCTTTCCCTCAAATAATTTTGTTTCTATTAAAAGATTCTTCATTCTATGTTATTTTTTTTCGCCTTTACCATTCCAAGCCGCATCTACTTTATCAAAAAATGCTTTCTTTTCTGCATCACTCATAGATGGAATAGATTTTCCAGCTTTTTCCAATGCCTTAGCGAAAAATGCTTGATATTCATTTTCCTCTACCATTACTTCTTTAACTAATTCTTTTAGTCTTGATTTTGTAATTGTTGTGTTCATATTTTCTTTTTTGTTTGGTAGACCTTTATGTGATGTAGATGCGTAATCTTTTGCATCTTTTTTAGTCATACTATCTGCCGCTTTTTCAACTTCTTTTGATGGATTTTCCATATCACCCTTTTGAGCGGCATGAACCATACCCATAAATCTTTGTTGTGCTTTAGATACTGCTGGCATATTATAAAGTTCTAATTTTTTCTGAAAGATTCATTAACCTTTCTTTTATCTTATGTAAACTCTTATTTGTTCTTTTATAGTAATCTCCTCTCTTAACTCCATTCTCATTCTTTATTTTAGAATACCAGTTAACAAATTTCTCTACCTCACCTAATTGTTGTTTGATAGATGTTACACCTCTACTCATTTTAGCTTTAGGTGAACCATCTCCGTTTTTAATTTCTAACCAACGATTTTCATTTAAACTAGCTTCCTCATCATCCTTTGCTAATATCATACCACTCTTATCAGCAATACCACCAGCATCTGCTGAACTAATTGCTGTTGGTTTCATTGTTAATGGTTTTTTAGAATTAGCAGGAACATCGTTTTTCAACCAATCCTTAGCTTCTTCTAAATCATCAACAACCTCACCACCAGTTACGTTAGCTAATCTTTTATTTTTCTTTGCAGTTTGACCAGGTTTAGCAAATGCGTTTGGAGTATCATATCCAGCAACTGCACCAGTTCCAGTCATTTCCTCCAATTCTTTTTCAGATTGGATTTCTTTAACTATACCTCTGATTATTTCTTTTAGTCTATTTGACATTTACCTTTGATTTTAATTCTTTGATTAACTCATAAGAAAGCATGATAGATGAAACATTATTATCAGATACAGTTTTACCAATTTTCATTTTTTCTAAAACAGAAATAGTTTCTGACAATTTGATTGTAGTTACTTTATCTGATATTTTAGATTTAATTGTTTTTAATTCTTTCACAATTTGTGGAAGTTCTACTGCTAAATAATCTTTAAATTTAGATGTATTAGACATGTTATTAATATACTCTTTTAACAAGCCCTTTTGTTTTTCATCTAAATTTGTGTATTTTTTATTGAAAGTCTCAACAAGAATCTTATAGGTTAATAATCTTAGGTCTTTATCTTGTTGTTTATAGGTTTCTATTAGTTTTGTACTATCGGATACCTCAATTGTTTTGTTTAGAGGAGGTCTAGAGATAATGTTCTCAATTAATGTAATCTTAGAATTAAATACATCTTTAATATCGTAGTTTTCAGATTTCTTAGATTCAAACACTTTATATATTGATGCTAATACTTTATAGTTAGTTATAGGAGATGTTAAAAATTGCTCTAATTCAAATTTTGAATTAATTTCTTTAATAAGATTGTATTTTTCTTTAGATAGCTTTATACCATTTAATTTTGAATGTGCTTGAGATACAGTTTCAACAAACATTTCAGCTTTTGATTCTGAATTGTATTTTTCTTTTAATAGTAAATCATAAAGACGTAATTCTTTATTTAATTCAGTACCTGCAGCAAAGAATTCTTTTACTATATGTTTTGCGTTCTCAGTCTTATCACCATTAAGTACCTCTAATGTTATTTGTCTTACTAAAAGCTCAAATAACACTCCGGTATTCTTAACCTTAGAATGTTTTATTTTTTTCATTTATTTCCCTATAATTTAACCTATGTACATAAACTAACACATATAAATATAAACTTTTTAATGTTTGTTAAAATTTACTGTCATCTAACAGATTATTTTCATCCAAAAGGTCAGTTTTTTGTGTTTTTTCACTTAAAATCCTCTTTTTTGCTGAAATTCCGTTTATATATTCTTGTGCTAGTTTCTTATTCGATTCGTTAGTTCTAGTTTCTCTCTTTCTAGGAGATTCGTTTTCTTTGTTACCCAATGGGTCTCTACCTAATGGATGTTTATCTTTTCCGTAAGTATTTCCCTCTCTTGGTCTACCACCTTTATTATCTACAATCTCTTGCTTCATTTTTTCAATCTCCTCCTCCACATTTTGTTGTTGTGGTGGATTTGCTGGGTCTTGTCCTTGTTGTTCAATTGAGTTATAACGGAATCTATCTTTAAGGTCTAATACCATCTTAGCTCTCTCCATATCCATCTCATCCTCACTCATACCAAACACATTATGGTAAACCCAATCGGTAGATAACATATTTAAGGATTTCATATCAGTTGCTAATCTAACCTTCTCACTCCAAAGATTTACTTTCTCTTGCTCATATATTGTAGAAGCGTTAGTTAAAGTAAGTTGGAAATTTGTCATTTCTGAATCATCAATACCCTGTCCCGCTAAGTGAACGATTGCAATCTTATATAATTCACTAACGATTGTTCTTTGAATTCTTTCAATAGTTCTAGCAAAACGAACATCCTGTGCTGCTAAAGTTGCTTTACCATTTACATCTTCCTCATATCCCAAAAATGCTTTAGGTATTTTAAGTGCTGCAAATAATTTAGCTTTTAAGTAATCAATATCCTCAACTGCTGAATATTCTAATCCAGATAGGTTGTCAATTGAAGTACCACTATCTCCACCTCTAACAGGTAAGAAAAAATCTTCCGTAAGGTTTTGAATATTGTATTTTAAATTATAATCTCCTGTATTAGTATCAACAAATGGAGTTTTCTTCATTTTGTTAATAATCCTTTGCATATAGTTATCAACTTCATTAGGGTTGATGTTACCAATATCAATTTTAAATATTCTTTTTTCAGGAGCTCTCATAATACGATGAATTAACATCGCATCTTCCATTAATTGTAATTGTTTCCAAACTCTACGACCATTTTCAATCATAGCCTTACCATATGGAAGGAAGTTTGTATCTGAAAGTAAACGAAAGTGAGCCATTTCATAGTTCTCATATTCCTTTTTACCAAATCTATCTAATTCAACTTTAAATTTAACATAGTTTTGATTCATTGGGTCAGTACCTTCCAATCTTTCCGTATTATATACAGAGTATGGAGTTACATTAATAATACCCTTACCTTCTGCCATTTCTAATGCTAAAAAGAAGTCACCATATTTTACCAAGTTTCTTGTCCAAGGCCAAAGGTTAAATTCTATGTTTATAATATCATAAAATAGGTTATGTAATATTGCACTTACATTTTCGTTTGATGATTTAATTGCTAATATATCACCATATTCATTCTTTGTTGTGGATTCATCTGAATAGATATCTAATGCAGATGCTATAATTGGGTCATTATCCATAGCATCATAATCTCTGAATAATTCTCTACGAACCTGATGGTATGCCATTGATTGTGCACCCTGATTGGTTTCGTAATATGACCTTTGTAATTTTGTATATCTATCTCTAAGATTTACAAAGTTTGTACTCATTTGCTTCTCATCCGTATCAACAACTCTACGCTTACCATTTTTGTCAACGGTAACAATAGCATTTGTTGAGAATAATTTCTTTAGTCTACCAAAAAAACTTTTACTATCATCTAATTCTTGTTCTGCCATAATTTATTTTATCAGTTTTCTATTTTGACATTATATAACATAAATATCGTAAAATATCAAAACACTACAACCATTGAGATAAATCTTCAAATCCATCCCCAACCCTCATTTTCCAAGGGTCATCATCCATACTATTTGCACCACCATAAATACCAGTATAAGTATTTGATGTAATTCCACCTACTGCACTTTTAGTTAAATCAATTCCCTCTTGTCTTAAACGAAGTGCAGTATCCCTTACCCATAATCCAATTGAAAATGCCATTACCAAGTCATCATTATAACTCTTCATTGCTTCAGCTCTACCATTCATATAGATAAATGTAAATAACTCATCTATTAAACGAGATGAACGAATTATAATTGATTTTTCTCTAAAATAATCGGTTAATTTAGATATAATTAAAGGTCTAGTCTTAGAAGTGGTTGAAAATCCAGCTACCAATCCTCTATCTTCGGCTCTATATCTATTTGTCATTTGATTTTCAGTATCAATATATTTCAAATCCTTACTCATATAGAATAAGTTTTTATATCCTCTATCTATTACTTGCTGAATCGTTGCCCAACCAATGTTTGCATTCTCTATCACAAGTAAAGCATCATTATATTCAGTTGAAAGTGCTACTAAGAAATTTCCAAAATCCTTTGTATCAATTTTACCTTTATATTCAGCTACTTGAACTGAATTAACAATATCAAGTACGTGACAAGTAGAATAATCGGCACCATCACCTCTAGCCACATCGGCCACTACCATATACGATTTAGAATAATCAGCATGTTCCCATTTCCAAAGGTTTCCATCAAATCCACCTTTCTCAATTGGTGGTATTACATATGTTTCTTTATAGAACATTAATAATTCTGGTTCAATTACAGTTTCACCAGATGAAATAAAATCACAATCACATTCTTGAGCTGCTCCTTTTCTACCTAATAATTCTTCCTGTAAATCTCTCCATTTTTGGTCTCTTTCAGGATGCACAGTCCAATGCAATTCAATAGTGTTAAAAGGATTTCTACTTTCTTCCGCATCTACCCAAGTTTTATGAAACCAGTTACCTACACCATTAGGAGTAGATAATGCAATACAAGCACCACCCGTTGAAAGGGTAGATTGTGCCGATTTCCATATTTCATCAATATCATCAATAAATGCGGCCTCATCAAATATAAGTAATGATAATGCTTCCGAACGTCCTGCGTCAGGAGAACTAGCAATAGCCTTAATTTGAGAGCCATTATTCAGGCGAAGGGAAAGTTTGTTATCTTCCATTGAGCCGTTCTTTAACCAACTAGGTAGTAGTTCATGCATAACCCTAACCTTTGTTACTAAGTTCTTTGCAACATCTTGCTTTGTTGCAATTACTAATATATTGAAATCATTATTAAACAGCATATTCCATAAAGAAAATCCGGCTGATAGTGTTGATATACCAGTTTGTCTGGATTTAAGAACTATATTAAATCTATTATTTTTGAATTCCGTTAAAGTCTTTTCTTGAAATGGAAACAGTTGAAATGGTATTTTACCTCTAACAGGATGTTGAATCATACAATACTTCTTCATAAAATGTATTGGGTCTACCGCACATTTTTTGTATTCTTCTGCAATAATTTCTTTTAAAGATTTCTTTTGTGTTATACCTGTTGCCATACTAATCTTTAAGTGGTCTTACTAAATCGTAATTTTTATCTTTTAATTTTTGGTAAGCCTCATTTCTTAATTTTGTAACTTCTTCTATTTCTTTTTCAAAATTAACAATATCCATCATTATTTCCGCTTTCAATTCATTAACATCTCTTTCCATACTCCAAGTTTCAATTTTACCATCTTCTTGAACTACTTCATAAGTTTGCTTTGCATCATTATATGCTTGTTGAAATTGTGCAATTACATCTTTACCATGTGCAATCATATTAGAATATATTTTATAATCTTCATATTCTTTCCACAATCCATCATATTTAATTTGAGCTTCTCTTAAAGAAAGACAATGTAAACAATATCCTGTCTTAGATATTAATTTTTTATCAACTCTACCTATTTTGATTGTTTTGCAATTATCCGATTTACAAGTGTTTAACTTATCTAAATAAGCTCTTGTTTCAGCCATTATATCACCGAGCTCTGATGTTTGTACTTTGCCAGCTTCTAATTGCTCCCAAGACTTACCATCACCATCAGTCCATTTTTCACCAACCTTACGTTTTATAATTTCTTTATCTGCTCCAGAAAATGAAATAAATGATTCCTTTTCATATTCAGCACCATGCATTACCATATCCACCAACTTCCTACGAGTTGGATGCATAAACTTTTTATTGAATTCCTTTGCCATACTATATACGATATATTTGTATATATAAGTATATCAAAATCAAGAAAACAATTAAGAATCAAAAAATATGCCTAAAATCTGATTAAGCGGTGCGAATGCACCTGTTAGTTTGTAAGTGTTTCCACCATATACGAATACTAATCCCTCATTTGGTACAATTTTATCAAATCCACCCAAAGCTTGCATCCTACTTAATTCTAATTTAAGTTTTGCAATCTTTTTAGGGTCACCACTTGCTTTTACTTGAGATATTGTACTTTGTAATTTTGCTTTCATTTGTTTAGTAGCTTCTGCAGGATTTGCAGTTAATACTGATGTCATAAATGATAATACATCTGCACCAACGCCTAAGAATATCTCCTCAAATCTCATTAAGTTTTGTTTTGATATCTTTTGTTGGTCTTGTTTATCCGTTTGTTCGGCCCAAGCTCTTATCTTATCATCCTTTATATCCCCTATACGAAAACTTTTATCTAAAAAAGCCCATCTTTTAATTAAGCCTATCTTTTGTTGTGCATCCAATTTCTTTGCTCCCTTTTCTACAAAATTTGTCCACCATGCCTGATGATAATCTGCTACACCATCCGAGTCAGCTAATCCAAATTCAGATTGTAGTTTAGAAATCATTCCCAAATACTTTCCTTGTAATTTAGAAAGATGTTCGGTTTTAGGGAGTGTTTGCATTGGAGGTCCCTGTATTGTATATTTAGATTGAACATGTGCATTTACTTGCTTAATCATTCCACCTAATACTTTTGCTGCATCTTGATTTTGTCCAATTATAGTACCAGCCATATCATAATCAAAAGTACCATGAAATACTAATAGGGGTTGATTGTAGGGAATTACGTTTACGGATGTTGGGTATATTACTTCCAAATTCATAAACGAACTACCATCCTTAAAAACCTTCTTACGTTGAGGTTCGGATAATGCTGCAATTGCTTTTGATAAATCTTGCATAGCGAAGTTGTAAGCATCGGTTAATCCACCTCTACCAGCAAACTTATCGGCTACTTGTCCTATTGTCATAGCACCAACTCCTTTATCTTTTAAGTGAGATTTGTTACGAGCTGCAACCAATCTACCATTTACCCAACTAATTGCTAATGCCTGTCCATCAGTCTTTTCTCTTGCTAATTCCAAATCACCATTAAGTGCTCTTACTACTATTTGTTTAAGGTCACCAAATGTTAAACCCATTTCAATATCAAATGGATGTGCCATATGTCCATAAGCCCCACCTTCTGTTAATAAAGATTCTTTTATTGGTTTTTCAATTTTAGCTAACTTTTCATAATAATTGATATCTTCCCATAAATGGTCCATAGCTATTTCGGTTGCAATACGAACATCAGTTGTATGTTCCATTTCAACTTTAATACCCTTCATCAATTGAGGTTTTACATATTTTTCTGCAAATTGTTTTGGGTCATAGTATCCTTTTGAATCCCATTTTTTAGCTAAATCAATTAGGGTTTTACCTTTTGCTAAACCACCAGGAATATTATCTTCATCAACCTCATCATATCCACTCATTCCTTTGTTGTTAAGTTTCTTACTATTTTTTTTAACATCTTTAGTATCAGGTGCTCCATTAATATATCCACCAGGTAAACTCAAACCCACACCAGCTCCACCACCAAGTCCCATCTCTTTTAAATTCTCTTTTTTAGGGATTCTAAATGTTACTGCTTTTTTACCATTGATTGTTGGCATTCCCCATTCATCCTCACCAATTGATTTAACAACTACTTTTTTGTTTTTGAATTTACCCATCAATAAAGTATCACCAACTTTTACGTTTAGTTTAATTTCTTCATTAATACATTCTTTTAAGCTCTTTAACTTAAGAGTAATTAATTTGAATATTTGCTCATCAAATTTTGGATATGCTTTTGTAAAGTTTTTCTTTCTATCAGCAGCGCTTCCAGCGCTTAACCAATAACGAACATCAGTACCACTAATTGGGTTTGATTCTGCGGGTGCTGCATAAACATATCCTCTATCTAAATAAGGTTGGGTTACTTTACCTTTATATGGTGTGAAATATTTACCACCAAGTCTTTGCTCATCTTTCTCACCAACTACAACTATTAAACCAGTTGTATCTTCATCGTATTTATTTAGAATTTCTTCAGGTGCATATGGATTTCTGATATTGACAATTTTGCTTGATGGAATACCAAACATATTTGTCATTATTGTTTTTTTCTCTTTAAAATTAAATGGAGATTTTTTTGAATCGGTAACATTAGAAGTTCCGATATATACACTATCCTTTCCGAATTTGCGTACTAAATTTTCATAAGTTGCGTAATGGCCCTTATGAAAAGGTTGAAAGCGGCCCGAATAAACAACTATTACCTTGTTTATGGATTCCGCTTCCAATAATATTGATTCTACTAAAAATTTTGCTAATCCTTGCATTATACGATATATCTTATACCATATAAATATATGGGATTAATCTTTTACTACTTTGAAGTCAGATGCTCCATTTTGTTGTTGTGCTTGTTCAGCTTGTTGTTGCTTTCTAGTAGGTGCACCCGGTTGATATTGTACAGTACCATCTGCAATATTAATTCTTGCTTGAGGGTATGTGTCATCAATTTCAGATGCCATATCATTTAATTTTATGTTAGATGATTTAATTTCGCTTTCATGCGTTTCCAATACATCAGCCATTCTAAGAATTTCTGCTTCCATTTCTTTTCTTCTGATGTATATAGAGCCTACTTCTAAAAGTAAACTTTGAACTCTAGCATTCAACTCTTTAATTTTTTCAAAAGTACTGTCATCTAATTTAACTTGTGCTAATTCCACTGTTTGTGTTTGTGGAATGTTATCCAATTCTGCCATAATTTATGTTTTTTATTGTTTATATATATAAGTATATTCTTTTTAAATTTTTATAAGAATTTTTCTAATTCTTTTATTACAATATCCGATGTGATTGTTCTTGTACATTCAAATTGTTTATGAGTACCCTTATGGTCAGGACACCAATTCCAATCACCAGCATCTAATCTAATCCTATTAAAACAACCCTCACATTTACCTTTAGGTGCCGCAATTCTTACACAATCCTGCATTTCAGCCCAATCATATGAGAATCCACTAATCAATACAGTTGGAACATCTAATGCCCAACTTAACCAACTTAACCCACTACCAATTCCTATAAATGCTTTAGATTTTTTCATTTCATCCATAACCAATTCTAATGGTCCTTCTGGGTGTTTAACTATTCCGGTTGGTAGTTTGTTACCCATATAATCATCTCCCTCTTTAGATACTAATTTAACTGTATAGCCTCTACCATTTAACCAATCTACAACATCTTGCCATCCTGTTGGGTTATTCCAAAATTTAGATTGAGCCGTTCCAAATACACCAATACAAACTTGCTTTAATTGTTTATCTATTTTAACATCTCTCTTTTTTATCTTTGGTCTAACTTCGTTATATTCTAATCCTAAAATATCAGATGCCATTTTTTGCATTGTTTGCTCTCTAAAGTTATTTGGATTTTTATATTCATTATATTCATTATTTTCTTTATAATATAATCCAACTCCATACATTGCGTATATATTTTCAACACCAGAGCCAGGACTTACAAATTCTATATCTGGATATTCATCTTTGAACATATCATTCATAAATGTTGATGCTATTAATTTACATCCCCATTTTTTTCTGAATTCTTCAAAATACGGAAACCATGCCAATGTATCTCCCAATGCTCTGGAATCCATAGCTATATAAACTCGTTTACCTTTTGCATCGTAGTTATGTTCCTCATACAATTTTCCATTTTCGAATATCTTTATTTGCCAATTTACAAAATATTCTATATTACACTTACTCCACATATTATTTTTTATGTTTCCAGTGTGAATAACTTTTCCAGTACTTCTATCTATAAATTCAATACGATACTCAGCATTTGTATTTCCTTTTACTTCAACAAAAGGTCCTCTAACAAAGTGTACAATTACTTTGTTTTTTATTTGTATTATGTTATTTAAATTCTTTTTTAAATTATCGTATATCATTAGTTCCAATTTTCTTTCCAACTTTTTATTTTTTCATCTAATAAAGAATAGCCCTCAGCTTGCTTACTATAATTTTTATTAGTTGTATATCTCAAATGTCTATGGTCATAGAATACATGGTTGTACCATAAATCACCAACATCCCATCCAATATCCTCCAGTCTATCCATATAGAATTGTTTGTGTCGATTTGGAATTAAATAACAATGTGCAAGGTCTTGATTAAAATCAGTTTTTGCAAATAGTTCATCAACTCCCCATCTATTCCAAGAAGGATTATTTGCGAATCCTATATAATAAACATTATCTCTTTGTGAAATGAAACAAGCTCTATGTACTATTTCAACAAACTCCTCAATACCTACATTAATAAAAGCA